GTCCTTATCAGCCTTTGACTCACCTTTGCGAGGCGGCTTCGTCTTAGCGCCTTGCTGGCCGAAGCGAATGAGCTTTACCCGATCACCTTCTTTCGCCAAAACAACGTGGCTTTTCTTCGGATGACTTGGCGTGCGCTTCGGCTTGTTAAAGCCCGATAAGCCATACCGCTTTAGACGCGGATCTTTCTTGGCCATTACTTTTTAGCCTTGCGCTTGGGCTTGCGTTTTTTAGCCGTTTTGGCCGCTTCCTTAAAGTTTTTAGCTGTTGGAGCGCCAGGATCACCCGGTTTACGCATCTTCTCGCCTGAACCCGCCTTAATTCGACGCCGTTTGGCCGCGATATTGGCGTACAAACCACGTTTTTTAGCGGGCATGGCTAGAAACCTCGGTATTTACAGTGTAGTCCTTACTTGTTTTTGCTGCCCTTCTTTTTGCCTTTGGGCTTTTTCTTCCCACCGTGTCCGTAGTGACCTGGCATAGCGACCTAGGAACGCTCTACATCAGGATAACGCGTCTGCAGTTCCTGCAATGTCACCTCCGTACCATCAGCCGACACAAATTTCCTGATCGCTACTGATGGTCCGTACTTACGGGACAGCATGTTGAAATACGGCACCTGCTTGGCGCCAAGCACGTCAGCTTGAACTTCCTTGCTTTGGTCGAACAGCCATTGACCATACGTTTGGCTTGCAGGAACAAGCCCTCCAGAGCTACGACGCTTGCCAGGCTTAGGCGGCGGAATCCCTAGTCCCTTGTAATCAACGATCGGAACAGTGGTTGACCGACAGTTGAAATGCTGCGGCGGCGTAGGCCCTTTGTTGTATTCAAACGTGCGACCGTCTAATGCACGACAGATTGCAGACGTTCTGCTGTCGAGCGTTGCGATGTACCTGTAACGCTTAGTGATCTTTTGGTTCTGGCTGTAAACCGCTTGGCTTGCAGCATTCGCAACCTGATTCACGCTGGTGCGGACCATGGCCTTGATCTGATTGTTCGGCACAGCGATTAACTGGCGACGCAAACGCCTTGCGATTTTGTCCGATGACTCGCCAAGCAACAATCCGTTGCGAACCTCTTTGGTAAACACTTCTGCTTGCTTGCCAGCCAAACGTCTGTATGAAGCAGCAAGCGTTGCACCGTTCGGCAACGTTATTGTCGTGCCATCGCCAATCTCAAGCCTGAATGGCCTAGGCGTACCAGTCACAGCAGCGCCAAGATCGTCGCTGAGCGTCACGACGTTATAGGTCGTCGGATCGATGGTCGCTACAGCTTGCGCAAACTGCGGGCTGATCTGCACGCTTTGCACCTGCAACAGCAAATCATCAGGCAACTCACCGTTCAGTACGTTGGTCACAAACCGCGTCTGCAGCTCGACCAATCCCTGCAGCTCCTCAACGGACAAAGTTGTCGCTGTTCTGGCCCAACCCTCTAACGATGTCTTCAGTTGCGCCAATATCGCCCCATACCGTGCAGTTTGCGTAGCTGTTGCACCAGTACCAGCAGCAGCCAGACGCTCAACAGCATCCACAATGAGATCGTTGTATGTGCGAACAATTCGCCGCGCGACACTATTGCTAAATCGATTGAGGTCGATTGCATTTTTGTAAAGCTCCGCAGGTGTGGTCATGTGTCATAGATACCTAAACGCTCAGGATCTTCTGGGCAAATTACGCAGACTTCCGACCCAAAGCGTAAGGCGTGGCCTACGATTTCAGAAAACTCAGCCAACACATCTATTTCGCGTTTCTCTATGCAGGTTTCAGTGACGCAGCAAATACCTCTGCTGTCAAACCATGTAACGCGAATGACAGCGAAATATTCACCACACAACTCACCGCGACAATACAAAAGTTCACTGCTTTGATCAGACGGCTCGCCTTGCCGCAATCTTTTAACCCAGTTCATCAGACTGCGCGGATGCTGCTTCTGGCATTGTGCCGTCTTCTGCTGCTCGTTGCCCTGGCTCCGGTTGGTCCATTTCAATCAAGCCGCCAGCTTGCGTAGCCTCGATCTCCTGCTCGACATCGAAATCATCGCCCAGCACCTCACCAGCTTCTAGCTGCAACAAGAGTGTTTCTTGTGTGATGGTGCCTGCAGTGTAAAGCTGCAGTAGTGCCTGAATCTCTTGCGGATCCAGCCTGATGCCCATGAAATCACGGTTGACAAGGCTGCTACCACCGTTTGCTTCCTGCATGTACTCTGCTTGGAAGCGCAAGCAGTTGTCGATTAAATCTTGCATTTGCTGAGCTACCACCATCATGGTGCTGTCACCTTGGCTCCGGTCGATGCGCTTTGCTTCTGCTGTTTCGGCTGAAAGCTTGCTGCCAAGGATGCTGGCCAAACCCAAGGCGTTGATTTGTTCGGCAATACGGTCAAGCTGTTTGAACTGAGCTTCGTAGCTGTTGCCGCTTGGTTCTATGTATTCACTGCGTGCCTCGACAGGAAGCGCGAGAGCCTCCCCAGGACCTGCGCTTATTTCTTCTGCAGATTGAGGGAATCCGTAGATAGCCAACATCGGCACAGCCGAAATGTGCAGTTGATTGGATAGGTCTGACTGAACTTGATAATGCTGCAAATTTAACTCTGCAATGTCTGCCAACGGCGGGAGCGATTGCAGCAGGCCAACGCGATTGGAGTAAGCAACACTGAACGGGATCTCGTTAAGGCTCGTCCTGCCTTCATCAACGACTTCAAACTCACCTTGCTTGTTGCGTTGATGTATTTCAAATGCACCAGGAGTCAACACTCTGATCTGCTCGACCTCTTTCTCCCCATACTCTCCATCAGGCACAAGAATACGTTCAGCTAAGCGAAGCTGTGTTAATGCCTGCTTCCCATCTTTTAATTCAGACCGGAAACCGATGATGTCCCGAGGAGAATATGTCACGAAATATGGGCGACCGCTTTCGCCAGCTGCAGGGGCATCGACTAACACGCCTACATGGCCGTATCTGATGCACACCCTGGCTGTTTGAAACAACCACGTCTGTAAATCATTGCCCTGCAAGTCTGCGTCAAATAATTGTTCACGAATAACGTCAGGTACGTCGTCAAGGCGAACAGGCTTACGCGTCAACATGCCAGCCAGCATCCGCTCCAACCGTATGTAGTACGGAGCGAGCACAGACCTATTCAATCGGTTTTGATAACTCAGGTCTGTTTCGCGTGGTTCTTGTGGAAGAAAGCGGCGATGTTTGCCACGAATTCCATAAGTGCCTAGTAACAGGGCTTCTATCAGCTCCCAATGCGGCTCTTGATTGACCCAGGTTGCATTGGGACTATCTACCTGTGAAACGTTGCTAACGCGCTGTCTCGCTGAAAACCCTGAATACACAGCTAAAACCCGCCCGATGCCTGCAGTTTAGTAAAGCCTAATCCCTGTACCACGACCAGCACGCGCATTGAGCATGCTGAAGTCTCTGTAGACGAGGTAGCCCAATGCGTCGTTCATGTGGTCATAGCCTGAGTCCTTATCAGGATCTCCAGCTTCCGTGTAACTCTGCAGTTCAAGGCACTCAATCGTGCGTTTACAGCTTGGTGCTATCTGTAGTCTGACTTCGCCTTTCCCATTCTCCAAAAGAGCTTGTACAGAAGCCACCCGATCACGGATGGGAGGATTCGCCTTTGGTGATTGGTTGCTAAAGCCATAAGACTCCAAGATTTCGATGTCTGTCCGGCTGGCATTCGTAGATCGTGCCGAGCCTGATGCGTCAGGGTAGACATAGACAACGGAGTCGGGAAACTTTTGGCGTAACTCTTGTGCCAAGGCGTCAGTGTCATGTGCGCCGCTGATCTCGTCGATCAGGTGAAGTTTGTTGTCGAGACGGACACCGATGACTGCGCTCATGTTGCCGATGTTGAAGTCGACGCCAACGCGCAATGGCTCGTTCTGATAATCCTGTTCAGATAGGGCTGTAACGTGTTTGGCTCGATCAAATCGGTCATAAACCTGACCAGTTGTGAGGTTGCAGAACTGACCTTCCAGATACGCCTGGAGTAGAGATGGGTCGTAGTTCGCGCGCAGTCGCTCGATGAAGTCTTGAGGCAGGTGTGGATTATCTGCCGTACGCATTCTGATCAATCTGCGATCGGAATGCTTCGCCGCGTCATCTGAACCGAAGGTTTGCCACATCCATCTAAAACCTTCAGGAGTAGACGCTGCTGCGAATTGCCTGACATTGCCAGCTCGCAAACGACCAAGAATTTTTGGGAATGCCCTTGAGCAAACACTTGGATTCACAGTGTCGATTTCATCGGCGAGAACGAACGACAGGTTCAGGCCAATAATCCGCGACCAGTTCTCGAAGCTCCGGCACAGGATCTTTGTGTCTCCTGCAGGAAGATGCAAAACGTATTCCGGCAGCGGAGACGCACGGAAAGTGTACGGAACCTCATATTGCTCTAGGAATTGCTCGAAATCGTTCTGCCAGATATCGCGGATGAGAGGCCCAGTCGGCTCCATCACACAGCCGATAAAGCCTTGATTTGCAGCAGCTAAGTGCAGCGTCTTCGCCGCTAACGCTCTGGTCTTCCCTGCTCCATAGCCTGCTGATAGCCCGATGATCTCGGTCGTTTCGTCAGCGACGAAGTCGAGCTGACCAGGATGTAGGTCATCTTGCACGCGAGTAAGAACACGTTGCAAGTCGATCTGTTCGTTGTTTTCGCCGATACGCTGCAGGATATTGCCAGACGGAACCGCAGACAGGATTCCCATCAGTCGTAGATCTTGGCGAGCTTGGCAGCTGTGTTGATGCAGCCGAGAGCAGCTTGCAGGTTTGACTGCTCCATCGCTTTCTTTTGGATCACGGAAAGCTGTGACAGCAGCAGAGCGGTAAAAGCCTGTCGATCAAGGTTGTAATCCTCTTCTAGCTCTTTACGCGCCTCAGCGATCATCTCGTCGACTCTGCGCTTGCCTAGCCCCCATTCCTGAGCGCCATATTGAACTAAATCTTGACGCGTAGCGCCGTTCGCCATCATGCGCGTGATTCTGGCGATACGGAATTTTTTTTCTACTTGCGTACAACGCTTGTTAGCCATGGCCTCATCCTAGGGAAGCGAAAGAATCCAATGCATACCAAACGTGGCTATTTCGATAACCACCTTGATGCGTCGGGATGATTGGTGTGACGCCATGTCGATTGCGGTATGCAGGATAGACAAGCATTGAACCGTCGATCTGATCAAAGGTTGCTCCAAACTCAGGGACGTGCAAGTTGCCGCCAGTGCTGTTGCGGCGCTTAGTGATGATGATGTTGATGGCTCCTTTGACGTTGGCGTGATCCTGGTGAACGGCTGCTGCGATGTTGCAGTTGCTGATGGTCGAAGTGAAGTGATTGCTGAAAGACCATTTTTTCGGCACGCGAGTCTTGATGGCTTTTAGATGGCCTTCGACAACTTGCGGAGCATTTGCGCGTAATACCTCGAAAGCCTTGAGGCCAGCAGCGCTCATCGCACGGCAGAACGTTTTAGCGCTAGTCACGCCATGAACCGATGATCGCGACGGATATGGGCGACGCATATGCGGTTTAGGCGGACACGAACCGAGGATTGCGCTGTATTGCTTGACCTCTGCTGACTGGTCATGAAGGCCAGAAGAACGGCGCATGTCCGATTTAGGGACGCGCTTAGTACGCAGCTCAGTGTCAGCGATGTTTACGAGGTTTAGCAGGTCTTTAGGCAGGTCTGTAAGGAAAAGGCCGACTTGCGTGCCGTCGCGATCAGCAAGGATGCAGCTGTTATGCACGTTCGGTTCGATGAGTGGAACAGCATCACCGATCTTGAGACCGCTGTCGTTCGGCGTAAGCGTGACGATCGGCAATGTCATTTGCTGAAGCAGAACACATTGGTGCAAGCAGGGAACCAGCTCTGCTGCCAGACCGTTTCACGATGGTCGTTGTAACAGATGCTGCTCCAAGCAGCTTCGACGCGATAGTCACGTTTCTGCTTGTCGATCACAGACCAAAGGCGCGTGAGAGATGGGTCGATATCAAATGACCACTCGTAAACCAGCTTTTTAAAAGTCGCAGCCGTATTTTCGAGGATAGGCATCTCAGCACCTTCAATGTCCATTTTGCAAGCATCGAAGCTCTTGGCCTCTTCGTCGAAATTTAAGCAAGGCACCTTGATGCCTTTGTCGTTCCACTTGCGGACGATGGAGTTACGCCATACCTGACTGTTGTTGCCAATGTAAAGAGTGACGCTCTTGCGGTCGTCATGAACGAGTGCAGCCTGCTTGACGGTCGCCTTGAATTTGTTCAGGCGAAGATTGCGCTTGATCATGTCGACGTTGTACGGATCTGGCTCGTAAACCGTTACGTCTGCCCCTAGCTTGCAAGCGAGCAGAGCGAAAGCGCCGACATTGCCGCCACAGTCCATCCATTTTTCACCTGAGCCGATCTTTAGCCCGCGTTTGAGGTAGGTCTTGCGACCAATCACCTCCTCAAAAGTTTTGAGATCGCTGAAGCCTGGTCGGTGATAGAAGCGGATGCCACTGATCGTTTCTTGGACAAGCTTCATGCTGCGAGAGCCTCGATCAGTTTCATGCCGACGTAGTCACCGCGTTTCCGAGCAGCGTCTACTAGTGCTTTGGCCTCTTCGTAGTCTTCGGGACGAAACTCGATCTGAATGGCCTTCATAACGCCATCAGCAAGATCGTTGGTCGGATCGTCTAAGTCATCTAGAGCGGAATAGTCAGGCTCTTCTGCGAAAGACGGAATGTCGTCACCCCAGCCGAGAAGAGTCAGGTCGAAACCGAGGTCTCCGAGCGCTTCTAGCTCTTTCTGCAGGATGTCGTCATCCCAAGTGCTGTTAAGAGCGAGCTGGTTATCAGCGATGACATAAGCGCGGCGTTGCTCGTCATTGAGATGGCCAAGCGCGATAGTCGGTACTGTTTTGAGTCCCATGACACCAGCAGCCATGAGACGCCCGTGTCCAGCAATGACATTGAGATCGTCGTCGATCAGGACAGGGTTAGTGAAGCCAAATTCCTTGATCGAGCGGACGAGTCGATCGATCTGTGCTTCTGAGTGCTGACGCGGATTGTTTTCGTAAGGGATGAGTGTATCTGGATCACGCTGAACGATGTTTTCGGCAGCAATCATCAGGACCAGTTATCTGGATTCATCTTCCACAATATACGGAGTTGCCTGAGTTTTGGTTCTACTAAGTGGTGGGAACTCACAACGCCTGAGACATTACCGATCGTTATCTGCACGCAACCATCCTCTAGGCTGCGGATTCGTGGATTTGGCATACAAGTTTCTGAGGCGTCGCTCATAGTCTTCAAAGGCTTTGAGGTTGTTCAGATGTTGTTGCTTGGCGTAGTGGCTGTCCATTGATCTGAAGAATGTTGTCGGGGGATGGATCACGACTACTACGTGCCTTGCCTTCCCCTGCCTGCACTGAGGGTGTTGTATAGCTTT